CTAAACCTGAAGGGATATCATTTCCTATGTTATAATTAACCGAATTTGCAAATTGAATTCCATCAATATACTTTTTAGTTTCGTCAAAACTTCTACCATAAATTTTTAAAGTTTTATCGACTTTTAAATCAGGAGTATCAAATTCTTTAAGTGCGTTTGTAGTATAAAATCTAGATATTAAGTTTGTCCTAAAATTATCATAATCAGCCCCAAGAATTTCAAGTTCAGAAACATAATTCAAATAACCTTCAGAAAGTATATCAAGATTCCATACACCATCTAAAGGCCATGTTACTGAACGTATAGTATCATATATATAACCGTCGTTAGATTCTGACGGAATTTGGAATGTATACGTATATATCGGAATATCAAATCTATTAAGTAATGCCTCTTCAATTTCATCTAACTCTAAATTAAATACCTCATTAACAATTGTATCATTTGGTCTAATTATAAAATTTTCGATAGTTGATGACACACCACTAAATGGATTACCTTTCACATAAATTGTAAGGTCTGTTGAAAAATTTGGTGTTGATACAAATTGAATTACTTCGTAACTATTACCACCTGTAAAAAACAAAGAATAACTATTAAATTTTGTTGTAAAATTTCTATATTTAGAAACACGGTAACCTAAATTGTTGATATAAACTGTTGCGTTTGTTCTATAATCAATTGAAAATGGGTTTCTAATTACTTCATAAGGAATTGTAAATGTTGTTACATCTTCATTACCATCATAACTTATATTAGTTGCCGTATCCGCAGAAAGTACAGTTGTGGTATAATTTTTAATGTCGAGAGCCGCAGGGAAGAAATTTAAAATATTCGTAATTGCAGACTGTAATCTTTTACTTAATGAACCGTAAGATACAAAATTTGTTAAATCTTTTTCGTCAAAGTTGGGGTAAAGTCTAAAGTTATTATTATATACTGAAGCCGCTAACTCAGGATTTAAATTTAAATCATCATTATTAAATAACTGTGAATAATTTCCAGTTTCAAAAGTCCTGTTAACTTTTTCAGTGACTGCCGTTGAAAACTCCATTACGCCGCCAGTCAACCCTCCTCCATCAGTTATTTGTAAACCAACATAATTATCGGAAAAATTTTTACTTTGTGGTGGGCATTTATAAGTGGCCATTAAGCAATAATATTGTTAAAGTCTTTATTTTTATCAATATTAGTCCCTCTATCTTGTCTAACTTCATAAAGAAGTTCGTTAAATTGAGTCCTTATTTCATATAAGTTGTATTGTTTGTAAATGTTGTTGTTAGAATCGTAAATTGTGTAAATACCATCTTCAATTGACTTAGTTTGATTACCGTATAATGCAATTGCCAATGTTGATATGTCTTGTTCAACAATTTCAACTTCAACCATAATTGGGTCAAAAAAAGTATTTGTAATTATAATGTTTTGTCCAGCTGAACCAATATATGGTGTGGCATTAGGTTTGTTAGATGGAGATGAACTTGGTGATAATGTACAAAAAATTAAGTTTGTTTCACCATTAGTATAAACCCATCTTTGAGCTTTATCAGATGTATTATTAGTATTTGCAATTACCGCTTCACAAAAAAATGATGAAGTAATTACTCTATAAAAATTTGCGTTTTTGGTTCCGTCATTATTTAAATACTCAACTCTATAACCAACTAATCCTTGTTCAACAAAACGATTTAAAAATTCCTGTGGAACTTCATTCAAATCAATTACAATTCCTTTAACATTTGGTAAAGATTGTAACGTTCCACAATCATAAATTTGTGTTCTAATTTGTACAGGTCGAATTAAAAGATTATAGATACCTAAATTATTAAATTCAGTTGCAGGTAATTTTAAATTATACATACCACCTAAAATTTCATTGTTACCACCGCCAATTGATGGATTGCTAAAATAAGGTTGTAGTATTTCTAAAGCGTTTAATTTAGAAAGAACAAAATTTTCAGTATAGTCCCGTGAAGGAGTATAATTCATTATTATTTCCACATCAGCCGGGCTTACGTCCGCTAATCTTACTGTACCATAATTACCTGTTGCCATTTCTTACTTTATTTTTATAAATATTAATTTTTAAATTTTTATGGGTTACTTTGAATATTAAAAAAATTATACCCATAATTAACCAAGTCGTTCATATTTGATACCTCACCTATTCTTCTAAAATTTTCCAACGCGGAATTTTTACCACGTTCAACAAAAACACTTGATATTAACTGAGGTTGGTCGATTACATTTAATAAAACTTCATTCTTGGTGATAGCACTTTGTACCAACATGTCAGATGTTAAACCTGATGATGGGACCACAAAGATTGAGGTGTTACCTGAAAAATCAATATAATCAGTATCGTTAATAGTATATCCAGTAGAACTAGGTGTAATGTAACTCACATAACCACTACCACCACCTTCTATAGAAACATTTTGACCAACAACAAATGGATTTGCACCATATTGTCGTAAATCATTTATTCTTGATAATGTCGACCCTGTAATGAAATAAGGTATTTCACCATAAAATGAACCAATTTGATACGCAATTAAATTATAAGAATCCGCAGAATAAATAAAATTATAAGTTTGAGGACTAGCACTCCAACTGCCCGAGTTATTTGCTAATGTAACAGTACCAAAAGGATTTGTATTTTGAGCAATAGAATATGGAATAGTAATTGTCTTATTTACTGTAACAACCCCCCACACATTTTCTTGTGTAAGAGTTATTGTATAATTTGTTTCATTAGGTAATGGTCCGTCATAAGTATGGTTGATATAATCAGGATAAAAAGAATTAATAACTTGTGTAATACCATCACCCCAATCAATCGTATATATAGAGTCAACCAAATAAACACTACCCTCGCTTGAGTTATTAAATAAACTAATCGTATAAGGACTACCTGTTGATGCGGTAAAAGAAAAATTTGCAGATACTACTTGCTGAGTAATATTACCGTCAAACCCATCATAGTAACCAACATCTTGATATTTTTGTTTTAATAGGATTGGGAAAGTTAAACCTGTAAAAAGTGATGTTTCACCGGGCCCACCTTTTAACATACTGGTTAAACCACTATATACACCAAAAGTATTTCCACTAATTGTTTCAGTAACAATGTCAGTTAATAAAAATTCAGGTGATATTTTAATTTTAAAAACTTCCATTATTCTACAGGTGGATTTTTATATTCATACCAAACCAAACTAGATAACGGTAATTGTGTATCTAAGTTTTGAATTGTATAGGTTTTATTATCATAATTAAAATTAACTTCCCTCATAAAGTAATCAGTAGTTAAACGATAGGGTGTTGTTGAATCGGTTTGTTTTTTTGTGGTAAAAGTTGTAAATGTACCATTTAAACCATCAAAAAATTTAACCGTCATGTATAGTTTATTTATATTTAGAATATTAGGGTTTTGAAACCAATATAAATAAAATCCTTCAGGGTTACTGAGCGGATTAAGGGTATAAGTCGGTATACTTAAACTTGTTTCCCCCTGGTTATATGGTGAGTTAATTAATGTTGTATTATTCCTTTTATTTAAAATTATTGTTAAATAATTTTTTCGTCTTCTTGTATTTTTACTATCATAAAAATCAATTTTAAAAAATGATTTTTTAAATGCGTTTGATTGATTCAGTACACTAATTTCGGTAAATCTACCTGATTCAACGTAACTATTAACCCATTCAGTATCTGCGGAATTTTTAAAATAAAAAATATATCTAAATTCATTATTATATGAAAATCTTGTAGTTTCATAATTTTCAGGATTTCCTATAATTTCAGTAATTATAGATTCTTCATAAGTATTTAAAGAATCTTCTCTGTCCAAAAAATCCCAATTTGTACTTATAGGAATAATTAAATTCTTATTAGTATTTGATTTTAATATTTTATAATTATTCACAATCATCTATAGTCGGGTCATTAACTTGTGTAGTATTTATACTATCAATATTACTACCTTCAGGTATTAGTCTGAAAGTAAAATTTTCATGTACATAATGTTTATCATTTAAAAATGGTCTATCAACACCTCTTCCAACATCATCTATAAAACCATATGGATATATATCCCTCCATATAAAATTTAAGTCATAATTTGAGTAATACGCGTAAGTAGGTAAATTTATAATTGGGAATCTCTGAGGATTATTATCATTACTTTTTTCAACATAACTAGAATAAACTTTAATTTGATATTTGTAATGAGGTTTATAATAATAACCTAATGTGTTTGGATTTGATTCACCAATTGCCGATGTTTTAAAAACTCTCTGATTAAAATTTATTTTATGATAAAAATCAGAAATAACCGTCTCTGTTTGTGTAATATTGTTCCATTCACAAATATCACCATCCATTTCATCACCTACATTATATGGTACATTGTAATAAAATTTTTGTATAGAACCATTAGGTAATGTTTTTTGAAAATACTGAGTTTGAACATTTGTCAAATTAAAAAATAACCCATTATCCCACCAAGAATTTAGAGCCGGACCTAAATTAAATTCCCATCCTTGTTTTAATCCGATACCATTATTAACTGGTAAGTTAAAAAATCCAAAATAACCTCTATTAACCACACTTACATAAAATTCAGTTACAGGTCTATTTAAATTATCAAGTAGATTATTAATATCAACATCATCTTTAAAAGATAAATTGTAACTTTGATTACCTTCTTTTACAGAAACTCTAGATGAAAGGTTTGGAGTTAATGCCTTAGTTTCAAATTTACTTGTTTTTCTAAACGGATTGTTTTCAAAACCTGTTTTAGTAAGTTGAGCGTCAGTATATTCGGTAACTATTTTATGTTTTCTAACATAATAGATACTTTTTGACTCAATAGGATTTTCACGATTAGATATTCTTTTCATTAATCCTATAGCACCATCATAAAAATTACCACATAAAGAATATCCAATATCATAAATTGTAAAAATTCTTTCCTCGTTATTAGCATAAGAATCACCAATTGTATACACATCAAATATATTAGTAGAATTACAACTTATTGTTAATTCAACACTTTCACCAACTGATAAATTATGGTTTAAACTACAATTAAATTGTATTACGGGAGCTCCGTTTATTGTATTTAAACTAACTGTAAATGGTATACCATTACCAACCTCCCAATTAAAATCATCTGTACCAAAAGTTGTTTGTAAAATTTTAGTTTTGTCATTCTGATATGGGTAAGTTAAATAGAAAAACCAATTGTAATAAGATGCTTCTAATGGATTAAAAGACACATGAGGTGCCACACCATTTGACGCAACAGTATAACCAGGTACATTAGAA